TCGATGACTACCTCGTTTTTCGGTGGCAACAGGACTACACCGTGTACTGCCGTGACATTGTGGTTTATTTGCTCTGGAGCGCGTACGCCGACGCGTGTCAAAAGGGATTCGGCTGCTTTGAGACGTAAGTCGTCACCGCGTTCGGGGGTGGGATTGTCTATTGTCGTGACAAGTCTGTTAGCTGCCTTGATCGCATTGACAGAAAGGATGTCTTTTGTGCGTTCGACGATCTCATCGGCTAGGGTTTTCTTGAGCCACTGGCTCGAACCCTTCGAATAACCCGCATCTACGGCTGCTTGGGTTACGTTTCCGCCGTTTTCGAAGAGATTATCGAGGAACGTACGCTGTTGGGGCGTCAATTCACGTTCTTTTACGGGTTTTTGTGGAAGTAAATTCATAATATCACAAGTATAGGGGCTATTTTCGGTGTTGTCAACTTTTTTTCTTGACAAATCCGAAATCTGACAGTACACTGCGTGTAAGACCCGCCGGGATATACACCCCCATTCACAAAAGTGGCCCAGTAAGGAAGGGGTGATCCCCCTTAAGGTGTACGTTTTTACGTATGCCGGTTATTCTCAAAAAATAAAATTGCTGTCGGGATCGTATGCAGATGCACGGGGGGGCCGGGTGGCCCATGCGTGCGCGCGCACTGATTTTATTTATCTTTTTATTTTGCCGGTTGACCTCGCCGAGGCCCTAAGCCCCACCTCAAACCGGACAAACAAACCCGGACGGGCAAAACTCTCTAATAATCGCGCCACATATACACACGCGTAATCCTGATTTGCCATGCCGGTAATTCTTAAATGGATATCTGGCGATCAAAAAGCGCAGCAATACCCGAACACGCAACCCGCCGAAATATTCCGCCAGATCAAGCGGCAAACAAATATTGCGGCACTGGGCCATAAAAAAACCCCCGGCACTATCGACCGGGGGAGTGAGGGAGGAAGCCGCCTATTAGCCCCGGCGGCAGGGTATTCTGTCAGTCGTCGGTGGTCACCTTAAACTTGCCCACCTTCAAAGAACGCGGCGAAGAACTGCCGATATAGCTGGTAAAGCCCATCGCATCCATAAACGACTCTAAGCCCCGGATCTGGTTGTTGATCGCATCGAGATGATGACGCAAGACCCGGATTTCATGCTCGGTGATGGTAAAGACATCGGCGGCTTCGGATGTGGTCAATTCGTTCTTGATCGTGCTTTGCATCGTTAGTTCTCCATTTGCAAAAGGGCTGGCAAAAGCGCCAGCCCCTAAGTTCTACGATTTTCAGGCCGGACGCGCAAGCCTGTAAATATTCCGGTATCCGCCCCGCCGATTACCCGTCGATTTTATCTCGAGGTCGTAACCGGCTTTCTTGATATCCGACAGGTAGGCATAGACCGACTGTTTTTTCACACCCATGTGACCCGCAAGGGTGGGCACAGCGATGAACCCTTGCGACATCCACCGGATCGCACAGTAATGCGTAGTGGTCAGGTCTACGTCATTCGGCGCATCGGTCCGGCGCGCCAGATCGTCCGGCATCGGCGGCGTGTCGTCCGCCAGTGCGTCCCCAAGCTGTTCAGCAAACAGGGTGCCGCGCATCTTCGAGATGAGGCGGTCGCGTTCGTCCGCCCGGATAGTAAGCTCGAATTTATCCGCAAGAGCGCGAATTTCGTCGACAAGTTCTTTCGGTAGTTCTCTCATTAGTCTGGTTCCTTTCGTTGTTACCAGTTGATGAATATTAGAAGCGCAAGGATCACCGCAATCAGGATCAGAATCCGGTAGATCATAAAGAACGCCTGAAGCCATTCTTCCAATTACGCCACCTCTCGTTCGAGACCGCGCCAGAAGTCACCCTCGATCACGGCCCGGACCTCGTCGTTGCGCCGGGTGGCGACCAGCTCCTTGTTCGAGTTCCGGGTGTGAGTTCCCGGCAAGTGCGTGGCGTAATGGGTCAGGGCGTTATAAGCGGCCCACAAGGTATTACCCAACTCTGGCGTCTCTTCCTTGAACCGCTCAAGAAGCCAGTTCAATTTGCTTTCGTTGATTGCCAACTTTTCGTCGTGCTTTGCGGCTCTAGTGTTCTTGCGGCAAATCGATTGCTTCAGCATCCGCTGAAAGTCGAATTCAGAGCAATGCGAGTTCCGCCAGACTTCCATCTGATGCCGGTTGTTCATCCACATATCAAGACCGAACCCGGCTTTCGAGATCATAGCATCAACGGAAATATGCCCCTTGTGTATCTTCCGCTGGTGGTACGATTTTGCCCCGCCGAAAACTAGCGAGTTCCGGCATAAGTCACGATAGGCACCGCTGAACACCTGAAAGGCCCACGACAGATCGACACTGTTGAAAATATCCATGCGGCACTCAACGCGGTCAGTCTGGCCGGTCCGGGTCGGATGTTCGGTGGCAAGCTCGTGAAAAACCACGGTCCGATGTACCCGTTTGCCGTAGCCATAGATTCGATCGGTCACCGTGACGTTATCGTCGGGCAGGTCAGATTCCGCTAGCAACGCCGCCTGTTTTTCGAAAAGCGAGTCGTGGGGGATCAGGGCATAATGCCGGGACACTGGCCGGACATCCAGTAGCGCATCGGTGGCCCGGTTGTAGAGTGCCGAGTAACCCTCGACAGGTCGGTTGGTCATTATGTCCGCATCGTTCCACGCAGTGGGGCATCCGGCTTCAAGCGGCACCCGCTCCACCTTTGCAAATTTCGAGAACAAGCCGACATCCGCCGGGTTGTTGTGGATCGAATAAATTTCATCACCGCGTTTAATAGCCATATCGGCGGCGACAGTTTCTTTATTTACTAAGTCAAGCATGATCAGTTCTCCTTTTACTCATGCGTTGTTGGTAGTCGAATCATGGCACAACATTTGCACTTGTTGAAGCCCCGCGCCGAAATTTTTTTCGGGCGGCTGGACGCGGCCCCGCGACTCGCCGCGCCCGTCGATCAGCCCGTTGCCCCGCCCCCGAACGCGGCAGGAAGCGCCAGCCAATCCCCAAGAAACGTATACATTAGCGTCAGCACGTTTGTCATTTGATGCCGTGGCGGTCGCGCCAAACGCGCCACGTGACAGCCTGTAGCTGGTAGGGCATGAGACCGACGCGCCGCGCGGCTTCCTCATACGCGGCTTGCAAAGCGCGATATTCTTTCTTGCCGATGTTTGTCCGGTCGTCAGTCAATCCGACGCGCTCACCATAGGCGATGTTCCGGGCGTGGCCATCGATTGTCACGTTGAACTCGCCCATGATGTCACAAAAGAAGGACGTGATTTTCTGCCCCTTTAGCATACGTTTTGCCCCGTCGTAGTCCGGACGCGCCGCCAAGATATCCCAAGCCTTTTGTTTCATGGCGTTATAGGTCGAAACTTTCACCGACAAGAGACCATCGCCGCTAATAAACGCGCCGATTAACGCGTCAGCATTCGTAACATTGCGTGACCATTTGTTATTCGGTGAAAGCGCGGCGATGACTGCCGCCACAATGTAAACCGGCACGTCATGTTTTAACGCGATGAGATATGCCGCCTTCTGTGCGTTATCATACCACAACAAACCTTCTGCGTGCTGTGTTTCGTCGGCGTCACGATAAACGCTGGTGATGTTGTAGATCATTCTTTCGTGATCGACTAACGTTGCCTGTTTTGTCATGGTAGGATTTTCACCTTTTTGCCGCCATGTGCTATTACTGTTTCGTTAGTCTCAATCCACACATGAGCGCCACAACTTAGTGGCTTGTCTGGTGAGTAAACAACGGACGATGGCCCACCGATTCCGACTCGGTGAGCGTAAAAGTTCTCCTTATACGTTTTCACAGTGATTGCCGGGTCATTCGTGCCATTCTTTTTATTGGCGCGGATGACGTGCTGATTTATGTGTATACGTTTTTTCATTTGTTCGGGTTCCTTTCGTTAGAAAACGATGTCGGAAACCTACCCGCGCCGCCCGTGTCAGTCAACAGGTTTATTTTCTCGCAACCAGCACGACGGACAACGAAGCTGTCCGCCATCTTTGGTCATGGCCGGTTCGCCGCACACGTCGCACGGATAGTCAGTAGACAGGGTAGTCTTTGGCGTCAGTCGATTTGGCGTCGTCCGATTTGGCGTCGTCCGGTTTGCCATGCTCTTGTGGTTCGTTAGGTATAACACCTTCATCTAGCCACTCCACGCGTAATTTATTATAGATATCGATGCACGATTCGCCGTGCTTTGCCGTCCATTCGTCACGGGTCATGCAGAAGGCGTCCTCTTCCATCTCAATTAGCCAGTCACTCACTCTACCCATTGTTCGCCTCTCTTAAAAACCAGCTTGTGCTGGTGTCGGTTGTCCACTCTCCGGCATTGTTTTTCTGACACTCATAAACGCAGGCGACTAAATCCTGTGGATATTCTGGGTCTTTCTCGTCATCGTTGGTGTCCAGCCAAATACAAATGTCGAACATCCTCTCCCCGATCTGCACGCCTACCCATTCCATCTCGTCATCAAGATGCTCATACCAAGCGTTGCCTTTACACCTGTAAGATTCAAAGCGTAGGTGAGATTCAAAATGTGCCGTAAGAAAGCCCTTCTCGTAATCTGACAGGGGCAGTTCAAATCCAGTATGTTCATTCATTTCGTGTACCTACCTTTCGTTCGTAACGTTCAACGTCAGCCACCACTTGATCGATCTTTATATATATCTGGTCAAGGTCGCTGTCTATCACGTTTATATCTTCTAAGGCATGTTTCGCCTGTGTCAAGAAGGCACGGATCACCGTCGTC